CAAGCTTACCATTATCCATTCTCTTAGATTTACCATTAGCAATATTTAGGTAATGATGCTCTGTAATAGGGTCCATTGAATTTCCTTAATTAGGTGAAGCAAAACCCTGGTTAGCTTCTTCAGCGGTTGCTAGACCAGCGGCTCCAACCAGACCTGCGGTTGCTATGCCTACATCTCGGCGATTGCCTTTGTAGGTCTTCCATGAGGGAGCGCCCCCAGCGCCCAACTTTTCAGCTTCTGCTATTATCATAGACCGAGCGCCGTCTGCCGATATTGCCTTTTCATCGACCATCCTCCAGATTGCCTCCGTAGAAGAAATAAACTCTTTGTTGTTTTTAAGCGTCTGTGGAAATAAAGTTCTTAGTTGTTCCCATGAAACTGACTGCATCTCTCTAGGTAATACGCCTCGAAGTAGTGCAGCTTCGGTAGTTGCATCAAAGTAAAGACCATAGCTGCCTTGCATACCTGTTTCGGCCTTGCCTGAATTAGACCAGCGATTAGGATTACCTTTAATATTTGCGCCATTTAGTCCGTGGTGTACTTCGACAGCACCTGAGCCTAGGGGTCTCATAAGACCCGCCGCAATCTGATGCGTATCAACGGTTACATCGTTAGGACTGTCTGGGTTTAGGATATTGTTAAAGAAGTTACGAACCTTATGATTACCACCTAATTCAGGAGATATAGCAGTAAGGGTTCCATCTCCTTCAAGTATACGAACTGCCTTGGCAATGTCACCAAATCCTTGGTGGACAAGGGGCGTCTGACCCCCATCTTTTTTAATAGCGTAATTTAAGATATCGCCTTCAGGGCTTACTTCTCTATATGCCTTACCAAAGTGTGCTTGGTCATACGCACGAAGCCATAATGCTTTTTGCATTGGAGTTTCTAACTCACCCCAAGGTTTACCTTTTATGCTGTCTAAGACAGCCCCATTCTTACCATCTTGCCATGCTGTATTACCCTGTTTTTTTCTAGAGGGTGGTACAGTTATCGTAACATCGTCCATAGCTGTAGTCCAAGGCGCATTAGGCCCCAGTTCAGTATGGTGTTTAATTAAGCGTTCGCCCAGTGCAACATTCTGAAACCAATCTTTTTGAGGGGACATAACAGCGAGAACTCCCGCAGCCTTAGTGTCACTCACTCCAAACCTACCCGCTAAACCATTAGCAATGCGGTTTGCCCCGACATACCATTGTGCGCTTTCTTTAGCTATGCCGAGCTTGTCCGACATATCATACAGACTAATAATATTTTCCTTAAAGCGGCTTGTAATATTAGCGGCTGTTTCAGCTACGTCATCGGACCACAGGTTTTTTAGACCTGGATATCCTTGTGCCATCATTGCAAAGTTCTCGGCCATGTTATTATTGCCCATCATCGCCTCGCCATCGCTAACTAAAGCGCCTGTCTTTAAAGCGTCATCCTTAGCTACGTCAGTAGGTAGTCGGGTGTCTACACGCCTGTTGGGGCCTATTTCAGGCGGCATATCTAAAGCTTCGTCTGTTTGAGAGGCTACTGTGGCAGGTACTGTTTCAGGTACTGTTTCAGGGTCACTCTTAAATTTTACATTCGCAAGGTTCATCCCCATCGTGTTAGGGTCTATTTCTATATTTGGTAATGCTTTACCGATAACCTTACCTGCTTGAATTACACCACCCGCAGCAGGTATTAGAGATGAAGTCTCTAGGGCATCTCCAAAGAAACCTTCTCTAGCTTGATTGACTTGCTCAGACGTGGCTTCAGCCATCGTAACGCCAAACATTTCCATTAGGCGTTCATCTAAATCTTTTGTGAATAAATCTTTTGTACTGTTATAAATTCCGCCAACTACGTCTTTAGTAGTTTGCACAGGTGCTTCGACAAAGCCTTTAACACCTTCGTACATCCCTGTTCCGACTTCTTTCGCAAACCCTACTGAATCATCAGCAATCCGTTGACCTAGTTGTTCACCAAAACTTTCTCGATCATTATCTATTCCAACAATATTATCGAAAAGCAATTCGCCGTAGCCCATACCTTTTTCGGTATTTTCCAAGTCGGTACTATCGTCATCGGAGTCAAAACTTATAGAGCGTATCAAATCTCTAAACTTGCCCATTATTCGGCTCCCTTAATTACTTCATCTCTGAGGGTGGCAATCCTGCGAAGTTCTAAAACAGAACCTTGAATACGCTTTACTCGATCCATGTCAGTCTCAGTGCTTAATTGAGAGAGTAAGGTGATTACTCTCTTCTCTGCGTACTCTTTAAGTAAGGAGTAGTGGCCTTTGGAGTTTACGAGTAGGAGGAGCGCCCGGTAGTCTTGCTTGTTCATACTGGAGAGGCCTGTGGTGGTGGTGCGGCGGGTTGCCCTCCATTGTCTCCACCACCAGCTCCTGTGAAGCCGGGTGCGTTAGGCTCTGGGGCTGCGCCGGGAGCTATGTTTCCATTACCATTACCTGTTGGGTCTTGGGGACCGGGTGCGCCGGGTGGGCCACCTTCAGGAGGGGGTGCTGGTTGCTCAGGCATGAGGGCTTGTATTTCCGCCATCATTTTTTGTTGGATAGCGGCTTCGCGTGGATCGTTCAGTATCTTATCTTCATCAAGGTCCATCGAAGACGCTAGCTCACGGAGGATGTAATCGTACTTAACAAAGGGAGCCATTGAAGGATTGGCAGTCATCTGCATGAACTGCAACAGACGCTGACTGCGAACCTCATTCCGCATCAAGCTTTCAGTGCCACGAGCCTTAACCTCTAAGTCCCCGATAAATTCTTTGTCAAAATTAAACTGCATATTAAATCGGAATAAAGAATGGCCTAGTGGGGCAAGCAAGTAGTCATCGATATTACGGACAACTGCTTTAATGTTTTGTGCAGCAGCTCCCATCAGCATCGACATGCCAGAGGCAGTTCTTCCCGCACCTCCTACAGCCCCTGAACCGTGTGTGTACGAGGGGATGCCTGTAGCTTCATCCGCAAGCTGACGCGCCTTATCAAATAAGAATAAATTTTCCTGAGAAGTGTTCTTTGCAGATGTGGAGAAGATGGCCTGCCCAGGCGCACCGCTTTGACGGCGAAACACTTTGCCAGGGTATATGGACATATCTTGACCTGGTACGAGGTTAGTTTCATCTACCTCAAAGATCAGGTTGCCAGACAAGGCTGCATTATCCACAGCCATACGCATAAAGCCGTTCATAAGTAGCTGTGTGTCGGTCATATTCTCTGCAACGCCGATACCAAAGAATGAATACGGATTTAACTCATATGGCACTGCAAGGTACGGAATACGGCTCGGAGTGAAGGGATTTAGCACTAAACGGAGGATTTGGCCGTTACAAACCCATATATTGACCTGTATTTCGTCCATTTTGCGTAGTTCTTTAGGTATCTCTATATCGGCTTCTTGGGCCAATTCGGTGTCTAAAATGCCCCAATATTCAAGAACTTCGTACCGATCCATGTCCGAATTGACTGAATCGTCCTCTAAAGAGTCCTCCCAGTACTCTCTGGTGTAGTCTGAGCCATATTCTAAGGCTAATTCGATGCTTTCTTCACGAAAATGGGGGCGTTTTTTTAACGTACGCAATTGAGTACGGTTTAAACGGTGTCTTTGTATGGTAAATTCAGCTTCACCCATATTACGCGCATCAGGATCAGGGTAGAAGTCCCAAATAGACACATATTCCATCTTAGGGACGGTTTCAAAGAGAGGAGTGTAGTTCCCATCCTCATCCCAGCGCGGATATTCCTTATCTTGGGCAAATGGCCCCTTAAATACGCCTGTACCGAAGAGACAGCACTCAAAAGCTATCGATCTAAGGTGTTTAGGGGCATCAGTCTCATCCAACTGATCGTGCATGAGTTTTTCCATCTTCTGAGCGGCACGTTTTGCTGGCTCAAAGGTGATGGACTCCGGTGTTTTGCCTACACCAAGCTCTAGTTGGTCCTCAACCTCTTTAAGGTCTTCTTTAAACAGTCCTAAGTCCCTAGCAATGTCGGGGCGAACAATAGAAGCTTTGGGAGTGTAGTCTACTCCGGTCTTGTCTTTAACAATCTCAGACGTAAGGGCATTAGGGTCAAAGGATACAGCGTCAGCTACGTTATTTGGGAACTGCCGAGACTCAATACCAATGGGGAATTTTGATCCTGCAAACAAAACGTCTACAACTTGAGCATATGCAGCCAAAACTTTGGTTTTAGTCACCTTAATAAAGGCTTTAGACTTCTCAGTTTCGGTAAACTGTACTGCGGATGAGTAAATACCTCTATAATTCCGATAAGCGTCTAACCAACGCTCCTCATCTGCAAGTCGGGCGTCTTTGGAGCGCCTATACTGGGACTTAATGAAAGATACCGCACCGGAATAGCTTTGGTTCTCCTCCTCAACGTCCCCATCTTCAGCTAAGGGTACTGCAATATCGGAATCGGTAACGTCATCGGGAAGAGGTTTTTCCATTAGTGCCATGTTTTAGTATCCAAATGTTGTGTCAGCAGGTCGCCAGACTTGTTGAGTTGTGCCTTGGCCAATATCAAACGGTGAATAGGCTCTAGGGCGGCTCATGACTGCGTAACGGACGCTGTCGTAGGCATGGTCTGTGGCATATCTAGGATCAATGTCATCAGAGCCTCGCGGGTCAGAAGGGATAACAGGTAGGTCTGCGATTATTTGACGGCAGGTATTAAAGAACTGAATGCCAGGTATACCCGTGACTTCATCTACCTTGAGGACTTCATGAAAGCGGTTCTTGCCAGATACCCTTGCACCGTGAGTACGGTCACTAGGACGCCAGCGTGTGCCTTGTGAGATCATCTCTTCAGCTATGGATGGTCCGGTGAAGCCCCGATTGTGCCAACAACTGGAGTCTAAGACCCCGTAGTCGATTTTCTCTTCACCTTCAGCAGCTATGACGGCTTTAGCTAGGTCTCGGCCCGTATGCTTAGTCAGGTATAGCTCACGGTAGTTTATTAAAGTGCTATAGTTTGGATCGATAGCAAACCAGTGAACAGCACTATAAGAACTATATCCGTAGTCACAGCTACGGAACCTGCGCCAATTGTGCGGTATATCAAACGGTTCGATGACATGCTTAGATTGTCTAAACTCAGAAAACGCTGCACCGTCAGAAACTGCCCAATCACCTTCAAGTAGCTGTCTCCTCTGCATCTCTGGTAAGGATAGTAGGTTGGCCTCGTACTGACCGCCCTCCATCAGGTAGGGGTTATCTTTAAGGCTGGCGGGTATGAACCGTCTGTAGAAGAGTGGCTTTCCAGCCTTTTCGTGACTGTCTGGGTATACTAGGTCTTTGCCTGTCTCTAAATCTTTGGCTACAAACCGTGTATTGGATGGGGCGGGGTCGATAAACATCCGCTTTACCCACGAATGGCCAACAGAACCAGGGTTTGTAGTAGCCCGAATGAAGATGGGCAGCGTAGGGTCCGTAGTTCTCAAGCGAGATCGCATATAATTAAATGCAAAGGGAGTGGAATACTGGGTTAACTCATCAAAAGCTATATAACTAAAAGCCTGACCCTGATATCGCAGTACGTCTTGGTCCCTCTCCAAATACGTTAGCCAAAGTTTACTGCCGCTAGGCATAGTCCACTGAGACTTTTTCTCTGCCCACTTAGCGCCGGGAAATGCTTTAGGATACAACTCCTGTGATTTCCATATTAATTCGCGTAGCTCGTCATTGGAGCGTCTTAGAATAAGCCCGTTAAAGTTGGGATTATCAAAGTAACGCATCGGGTCAGCAAGTAAGCCATATGACTTCCCTCCACCTGCTGCTCCTCCATATAAAACTTCTTGTTCACTAGCAGCCAGAAACTCTGTCTGCGG